TAAGACATAGAGTTGCGATACAAGCCGAAATATCTGTTCCGGATGGAATGGGAGGGTCAACGGTTTCATGGAGTAATGTTGAAAATATGGGCAGCGTACCAGCCGCAATATGGCCGTTGTCTTCAAAGGAACAACTTGACGCAATGAAGTTGGAATCAGTGATAACAAACAAAATCCGGATAAGATATCGGCCAGGAATAACTTCAAAGAATCGGATTGTTTTCGGATCAAGGATTTTTAATATTCAAGGCGCACCCATCAATGCAGATGAAAGAAATAAAACTTTAGATTTTCTGGTTACGGAGGATTCTTGATGACTGTTGAATGGTTCGGTGATCGTGTCCTAAACGCTTCCAAGATTGTTCTTGAAGCAGTCAGCAAGGAAGTTGCGGAAAATGTTATGGCCGATGCAAAAAAGATTTTAAAACAGAAAGCCAAGACAACGACAGAACGCGGGCTTTTGAGTCAGTTTTATACTGAAAAAAGTAAATATAAGGACGGTGGTTATGTGGTATGGTGTCAGGGCCCTAAAAAATGGATTCCGCCGTATCATGCCAGCTTTTTTGAGCTTGGTACTTTTAAGGATGTCGCGAAGCCATACTTGAGGCCGGCAGCAAAAAGAAATAAACGAAAAGCAAATCAAATGTTCCAAGAAGCTATGGATAAATTGTAAAGGAGCATATTTTGAAAGAGATTGATTTTATTAAAAGCATTGATGTTTTAAAAATTAAAAAACCATTTCGGCCAAGCTTGGCAGGATTTTGATATGAATTCACTTTTCAAAGGCATATACGACCACTTCAGCGCTACCACCACGACCGGATTTTACAACGATGTATCAGGCAGGATGTATCTTAATAAGGCAGAGCAAGAATCTGAATTCCCCTATTGCGTTTATTTTTTAGTTTCAGACATTGACGAACTTGATTTTTCAGATGAGCGTGAAGATTTAACAATTCAGTTTAATATTTTCAGTCAAAACAATTCAGCCGTTGAAGCCGGTAATTTGCTTGAGTCATTAAAGACAATGTTCGATAATTGCAATCTTAATGTAGCTGGATGGGATCATTTAGAGTTTAAACGTGATATGATACATCCAAATAATGATTTTACACAAATACCTCCCATACAGGGATACAGTATTGATTATGAAGTTTTGATGGAAAAGCGAAGGAGCTGATTATTAAATGAAGGATAAGCACAAGGGCAAAATTGTTAATATTATAGGCAAGGGACCATCCCTGCGGTATTTAAAAAAAGATCATTTTGTTGATGGGCCTGTTATCGCATTGAACCATGCAATAACAGTCGTTGAACCTTTTGAGCTTCCAGACACGTACTCGTTTCAAAAAGATAAAGGTACAGTCATCCCAAATGGATCTTTTTTGCTTTTGAACCGGCGTGAATCGTTAAATTATCTTGAAGATTATAAACCAAGATTTGTTTTAGATTTTGAAATGCTTGGTTTGCCCGGCAATGAGTGCTCTATGATTTTTGCAATTCAACTTGCGAAGCTTTGGGGCTGTTCTGGTTTTAGGTTCATATCGTTTGATGCCCACACAAACGGTGACAATAGAACATACTTCCCCGGGGGAAGTATAAAAAGAGGCAATTGTGGATACGAATCTCAAGTGCCTAAAATTAAAAATTTTATAGACGGGTTTGATTCGGAATGGATCACGCCCACAAAAAGGAGCTGAATAAAAATGGAGCAAAATAAAGTATCAATCATAATTCCTGTAATACGTCCAGAAAAAGCAGCTATTTGTGTTGAGGCAATTAAAAAGAATGCCGGTATACCTGCTGATCAATATGAGATTATCACCATGGTTGATGAAGATGGTATAGGCTGCCCGAAGATGGTTGATCAATTAACCGAAAAGTCAAAATATGATCTCATTTGTTTTCTTGGTGACGATACAATCCCTGAAAAAGATTTTCTTAAACATGCTTTAGATGCCATGGAAATGCTGCCTAACAGTTGGGGTGTTGTTGGTTTAAATACTCAGGATATCAGAAGCCCAAACGGGAACCCATTGGCGCATTGGCTGGCGCATATAGAAATGTTAAGATATATTCCTGGAGGTGCATTTTTCTCAACAGATTATGAGCATTGTTGGTGCGACAATGAATTGAAAGACATTGCTGATGAACTTGGCAGATGGACTCATGCTAAAAAGTCATTGATAACACACAATCATCCAGTGAACCAAACCGCTGAATGTGACGATGGATATAAAGCTGCATATGATGACGGAAAAGTGCAGCGTGATTATAAAACGTATTGCAGACGCAAGCGTGACAGAATGAAAGAAAAGTATGGTACTAAGCTTGCCATAGCGGTGCCATTGACTGATGATAAAGTTTACAACCAGTTTCTTTTTTCTTTTGTCAAGGTCGTGACAGAATATATGTCAAGCCTTGCAAACGCAGGCAAGCAAATCAATTGTGATATCATATTCCCTGATTTTCCTTGTCAGATCGATGCGGCAAGGAATAATCTGGTACAGCAGGCCATGAATTTAGGATGCACTCATATTCTCATGATGGATTCTGATCAAATTTATAAAACTGATAATATGATTGAAAAAATGCTTGCTCATAATAAGCCTGTGCTTGGTGCAAGGGTTCATCGTAGGTATCCCCCTTTTGATCCCTTACTTCTTGAAGGGGGAATTGGAAAACTAACCCCCATTCCAGATGAAAAAATCAGAGACGAAGACGGGAATTTCAACAAGGAGCTTAAAGTTGAATATACTGGCACTGGCTGCATCTTGTATTCTATGAAGATCTTTAATGATATGTTCCCTGAAAAACCTTTTGAATTTACAACAGGGGATCATGGTCAGCCAATCGGTGAAGATATAGGCTTTCATGATAAGCTTAAAAAAATGGGCATTCCTATCATTGTTGATTGTAGTTTGGATATTAAGCATTTAACTCTATTGGCAGTTGATTTTGGCACATGGAAGCTTTTTCAAAAGATAATGAAATGATTGAAAATATAAAAATATGTACAAAATGTGACAAATTGGATAAACCGTTTCAACCGAGTTTATTGTTATAACGCAACAAATAAAATATAATGTATTGATAGGATTGGAGCGCCTGTTGATCTAAAAATGGAGATATAATAAAATGTCTAACGAATCAAAGGTTGGCAGAGATTGTAAGGTCACAATTGGCGCAAATATAATTTTAGGACTTGGCACATGGTCAATTACAGGCGGGAACTTTGCAGAGCTGGATGATACCGCATTCGGAGACGAATCAATGCAGACATTGCGTGGTTTAAGAACCGGTGGTAGTGTGTCATTTTCCGGCAATTTTAAAGCCGACGATACCCAGGGCCAAGACATGATAAAGCTTGCATACTGGGCCAAGTCTGATGTAACAGATTTGAGGTTTTATATTGATGATACCAGCTATTACACGCCGAACTCAACCACGGCAGCTGGTGGAGGGTTACCGGCAGACACGGATATTAGTCACATTAAAATCTTTACTGAACCAACCGTGTCGGTTGACATGGGCGGATTGGCAAAAACGGATTTTACAGGAAAAATAATCGGTGCCATGCGGCTGATTTAAAAAACTGGGCGGCGGGGTTGTCCCGAACGGGTGGTCTGCTCCACCATCCACCGCCCTTTAAATTTAAAAACGGAGCAAGATATAATTTTAAACAGGAGCAGTAAAAAAAATGAGAATTTCAAAGACAACTGACAGAAAATTTTTTGTACCAGAAGATCCAGACAAAGCGTGGATAACTATCAGGCAACTTCTCCCAGGTGAAATACAAGATATCTTTGATCAAGTTTTCATACAGAAAATTGATTATGAAAAAGGCAAAAAAGGCAAGATGGAACCCAAGTTTTCCCAGAAAACAAACAAGAAACTTGACCGGGAACTTACATTGCAAACGGTGATAACGGGGTGGGGTGAGTTTTATGATTTGGACGGCCAGAAAATGAAATGCACCCATGAAAATATCATCAAGGCGTCAAGAAAGATTGATGGCTTCAATGAATTTTTCAATGAATGCCGTGAGACAATGGCGAATGATATTGCCAAGGAAAAAGAAGATCAAAAAAAAACCTTGCAGAGTTCTGTGTCAAGGCCGGAAAAGTAGATTGTAATGCTTGCAGGGCAACATATAGAAAACTTTATCATATAGAGCCGCCTTGTTGGAAAAATTTGCCCGAATGTCCGCCCAGGTTATTACCTGAGAATGTTTTAATTTATGAGGTATATTGGCGGACATTCGGCATGATTGAAGGGATTAACGTTTTTGAGATAATGGATTTGATTGGCATAAAAAATGACGATAAATTATATTGTTTAGATTCGGTTCAGTACGCACGGAATGAGGTAATGAAGGTCAAACAGCGAGAACGGGAGAACAAATAAATGAGACTTGGTGG